TTAAATTTTTAAAGGTATCAATAAATACTCCGCCAATATAAATGTGATTTGCTCTACATTGCCTCTCTAGTTCTTTGGCCTCTTCATAGTTATTGCCAAAATCAATTTGTATTGCCTTTTTTACACCAGATGACATATCATCTAAAAGTGAACTTAAATCTTCATAATTTAAATTGGAATAGTCTACTTGTTCGAATCCCATCCATTTATCAAATAAGTTCCTATCCCAATCAGCATCTATTATCTCATCGTCCCATTCTCCGTAAAGTAAGTTGTCTTTAATTATTAACTCTTGCTTTTTTTCTTCTGATAAGGTAACCATTTTAGCAGGCACTTCTTTATACCCTAATTCAAGACAGGCCCTATAACGCATGTTGCCGCAAAGAATCTTAAAGTCTTCATCAATGATTAAAGGCCGGGCCTGTAACATTTCAGGAAACTCCCTCAAAGATGTAATTAGAGTTTGATACTTATACGTATCAATTATCCTTGGATTCAGTTCGTAGTTAGATAATTGCGAGACCAGATAATTCTTTACTTGCATAATTCTTCTTTTAATTTATTAATTAATATTAGTCCTATATCAATCTTCTTTGCTTTCATGTCTTGATAAATTTCAAATGCTTCAGGATAATCGTCTATTTTAAATTCAATTTGAATAATTTTCCTTCCTCTCGTGCCTTCCTCTGCATCTTCATCATCATTGCTAGCACTTACATCATCTTCTTCATCGGACTCCTCTATCGGCCTATCAGGTACCAAAGCTGACAAATTAGGTTGCCACACGTTAAGTCCCCATTCATTTAAATCTGAAGACTCAAAATTATTGGCTAAAATCTCCCAATCCCATATGCCGTAATTCGCATTATCTTTAATGATAAACTCTTGTTTCTGCTTAGGAGTAAGGCCCTCCATAATTATAACATCAACTTCTTTTATTTTGGCTTCTACGCAAGCCCTATACCTCATATTGCCTCCTAATATTATCATATCCTCATCTACTACAATCTCTCTAATTTCAAGCATCTCTGGAAATTCTTTTATCGACTTTACAAGTTGTTTGAATTTATGATCTTTAATAAATCTTGGATTATTAGGATTCAATTTTACCGCAGATATTTTTACCTTTTCAGTTTTCATTTTGTGAATCGGTATAAGTTATGATAGGCTCTTCAATCAAGGTCTCATTTATTGTGTTTTCAATCCCAGCATCGTCAAGGATCTTCTTGAATAAGTAGGCTAGATCTAGTACCCCATCTTCATTATCAAGGGTAATGCTTACTACCTTTTTTGCAGTGTTAAAATTTAGTTGAAAGTTTGACATGATTTTTTATTTAGTTTGATTCATTTTTTGTTGATGCTTTTCCTCTAGGTATTCCCTGAAGCTTTTAATATCCCCCATAGTATCGTGACATCTCCTGCACAAAGCCATCAGGTTTTCTATCCGATCTGCTGATTTGCTACCTCCCATCCCTCGAGCTTTAATGTGGTGAATGTCTACCGCCTGAGATCCGCAGGATTCACACGGAATAAAATCAGCTATTGTGTAGCCAAAATATTCCATGTAAATCTTGGTATGCTTCTTCACTAGAAAGGAAGGTCATAAGTCTCCTCCTGAAGGGAAGAAGGCTGCATAGCGTTTGCCTTTGGTACCGCTGCATCCTTTTCATATTCGTTTAACGTAATTGAAAGGTCCTTCCCGTACTGGTTTGGCTCATCGTAAATATTAATATTAAGGTTTACATACTTCTTTCCGTTGTAGGTGTAAGCGTGCGCCTCAGCATCCGTAATACAAAAAGAAGATGTCATCCAAGAAGCATTTCTTTTCTTTCCGCTTCCTAATTTTACTTTCGGTTTTTGTTCCATATTTTATTCTGTTATTGGTGTTGATGTTTTTCTAGTTCTCTTGGTTGGTGCCGCCTGTGGTGCTAATAGGGCTGCAGCTTCCTCTTCCTGCTGGCGATACCAAGTGGTATGCTCTTCGTTAGTATACCAGCCGTATAGATAGTTAACCAACTCCATACGGCAGGAGCTACACCAATGCGAGAAATTGTGCTTAGCATTTACGTAGGTAGTATACAAGTGAATTAAATCGTTGTAAACCTCCTTTGAATAGTTACGGATAAAAGCGTGCTTTTTGTAGCACTCATAAAGCTCCATGTGCTTCTTGAATAATTCTAAATCTTCAGGTGTCATAATTCAAATTTGTTAGTGAAATAATCTTCAATTAAAAGGTAAATAAATGGTGTTGTACTTCCTATAAATATTGCCTCCACAAAATTTGTATTCCAAAGCAGGTAACTCAGGCAAATCCAAAAGGACATACAAAAAGAGCAAGAGAAAGGCTTGACTAATTTTCGCCCTGTGACTTCTTTAAATTTTTTAGGTAAGTTTAAAATATAGAAATAGATCAGGGTTATCCCGATCGACCCTAGTACACCAACTGCTGCTTGATACATTTGCGAATGTTTTTTATGGTTATAAATATTGAGGTGTGCGGTATTCCTGTTTCCTTGCTAACCTTTCGAACGCTTCCCAGCTCGACATACATCTTGAGAATCTCCTGATCGTACCAGTAAAGTCCCTCCACTATCTTTGTAATTCCATCCGCTACCGCTTGACTGTTATCAATCTGCTCCTCCTCTTTTACAAACTTCATGATGTCTTCCACGGGAATAAGGCTGGCATACATCCGCCCAAACTTTCCGTACTTTGAGTTGGTTTGATTGCAGCAGATTCGCACGATCCAAAACTTAAATACCTGCTTGCCCTTATCTTCTAACTCACCAATTTTTTTACTATCGTATTGCAGGACTATGTATGCTACCTCTTGCCGTAGATCTTCCCAAAGGTCCTTACCTATATTCTTGAATACATACTCAAACTCGGTGTCATATAGCCAGCCGATCGATTTCATTTTAGGGTTATTACCTTACCAGTTGGGTTGCCTTGAAAATCACAAAACGATCCAAACAAAATAAACCGGACTTCCTTTTCCCGGTTTGTATACGGGCTTGCCAGCATCCGTATTTGTCTCTGAACTATGTCGATTCCTTGGAAGGTCCCCTTACCTTTTGGTGACCACTCACTCCACTCATTATTTGGTTTCTTGTAACGGATCTCCAGCGAGTAGTCAGGCTTGGTAATTGGCAATCCCTTAGTCATCTTGATCAATAATTACTACTTTTAACCCTAACTCCTTACAAATTGCTCGAAGGTTCGCTAAGCTAATAGACTCCTTTCCGTTCTCGAAGTGATGTACAGGAGCCTGACTCAAACCGATTTTATCGCATAGTTGCTGCTGGGTGTACCCTAGTAACTTGCGTCTCCTTCTAATCATAATTCCTTCTAATTCTGCCATGTGTTTGTTATTTATTCAAATGTAATTTTTTTATTTTAATCAAATTTAAAAATGAGTATGTTGTTAGAAAAATATTTAAAAAGGTAACAGTGGGTAAATACCCATGTGAATAAAATCCTCTCCCTTCTTCACTATGCATTTACGGATGTTAAGCTCGAATACATTGCAGTCATTAAAGCCGTACTTCTTTTGAGCTAAATCCAGCAGGAGCTTGACTGGGTTATCAAGGTCGCTGGCTTTGTTGCTGAAGCCAAAGAAGAACTCTACCCGCAGCATCTGATCAGGATCTACTTTCCCAGCTGGCATCCGTAGTAAGATTGCTTTTTCGTACTGCTTGTATTTTTGCGTTTTAAAGCGTTTCCCCTGCCAAGCTAGGTTAACGCTCAAGGGCTTCTCATTAATCTTAAATTGGATCATTTGCAGGCCTTATACACAAAGTCCATTGCGATCGTGTACAAAGCTACCAGCACGATGAATAGGAATAGGTTTGAGATGTTCACCTGCATCAAGCCAAAGATTGCAAGCAAGGTGGAGGATACGGAAAATAGATCTTGTTTTTTCATGTGATAATTATTTTTACGGTGTTGAATTTAGTTTCTGATTTCATTGAGTCACTTATTTCAATTAATATGTTTGAATTTATAGATATGTTTTTGCGCTGGCAAAATAGTTCTATCTGTCTAACCAGCTGAGAACCTTTTTTATCCTTTCTGTTTGATAAAAAATAGGTGCTTTTCATGTTTTAAAATAGTTGAGTTTGAATCACTGGTTTATAGCTGGAATCGTATCTGATATTATCACCCTTTGGATATGGTTCGATTGAGTATGGTAGCATCTGAGCCATTTTTTTCTGCTCATGTTTGTTGCCTGTGAAAGTAAAGTATCGATGCTTTCTTGGTCGATCAACCATTATTAAATCATCCTTAAATTTATTTCTTAACCATTCAATCCTATTTTCTTGACCCCTCGATAAATCGTGAATTGTAGAATGATGCAAATGTTCAAGCCCCTTTACAAATGGATCTTTAAATGGTGCTGATAAACCAGTATAGATCCAATTCGTTGCTTGATAAATATAGCCGTGATGATTCTTTGAAGTGTCTGCATAGCTTACAATTACCAAAGGTTTTGGCAGCTTCTTAAGTGATTGCGAAACCAAAAAAGAAAGTACATTTTTTTCAAGTCCATCATTAATTACTAGCCTATTTAATTCAAGTAACTTGTATTGATTTTGCCACAGATCTCGAAGGGTACTGCTTACAGGTGTTCCGTAGGTTATTATTCCGTTTATGATATTGTCATTATTGAACAAGCCAAAAGCATATTCGATCGGAGGCATTCTTTTTGCATAATGCTTTTTTAAACACCATTCTTTGCAGATAAAATTATCAATCGATTTGACTTGATATTTTTTTTTGATTGACATTAAATTAATTTGTCAAGGTTTCTTTTTTCTTTAATCGATTCCAAAATAAATAGTTTCCAAATTTTATTCTTTGACTTGGCACCTACCGTGATCTCATCTATATATCTAGTGGTCAGCCTTAATTCCCTGCGCACATCCTTTTCAATCTCATCTACCTGATACAACCAAGGTTTTAAGATTCCCTTTTCTTGAAACTTGTTAAACCAGTTTCCTCCCCACTCAGCTAGATCCCTGCAGAAGCCACTTTCCTTTGCGTGCTGGTAATTGTCTCGGAAGATCTGCTTACCGATTTCAATCCATTGGGCTATCTCCTCCTCCGTTGGTTCTCTGTGTTGGGTGTTCTTTGCCTGAACCTCCTGCACGATTTGACTTTGGTGATGATTGTAGTATTGGTTAATCCATACGCTCACAGTCTTTTCATTTACGTGATAGAAATCCCCATACTGCCCACGCATCCCAGCGTGAAGGATGTAATCCACTCTTTCCTCAGTCATCCATCCGTAGCTAGTAAAAAGCTTGTTGAGGCAATTAAGTAATTCAATAGCATCTTCTTCTTTGTATTCTTTAAACTGCTTTAGCCCGCAGACAAATTCCATCTTTTGCAGGTGTGTTAAGATTGTTTTTTTCATGGCTTATTTTGGTTTTCTTTTTCGATTTCTTCGGCAAGTAATTTGCTGAAAATATTTTCAGATTTGCTTTCGCTTTTTTGCCTGTAAGTATTTTTTGCCTGCTTGAATCTGCTGGCATTATTTTTTACAAACAAGATAAAACTATTTTTTAAATGCCTTTCACTTTCAAAGGTTTGATCTTCATGGGTAAGGCTCCACTCCTGATAAAGCTTTTGAATCTGATCTTCATTTAGATCGTAGATGTGCTTCATCTCTTCAAATAGGTTTTTTCCACCTAGCCTCCTAGTAGTAAAAATAGTAATAGAAGAAATTACATTTACATTACCATTTACATTTACATTTACATTATCATTTACAGCTAGGTTTGCTAGCTCATTTGTAGCATTGCTAGGTTTTGCTAGAACTTCGCTAGCATTGCTAGCTTTTGCTAGACCTCCCTTCCTGCCAGCCTCAACCCTTTGTACCTTCTTTTGGTCCCATACTTTTAAATCCCTTTTGAGCTGAGTCTTGATCGGCAAAAAAGCTATCTTTAAAAGCAAGTCTTCCGCAATCGGATCTTCATCGTTTACATAGGAAAAAATATGCTTGATTAATTTGCCAGCCGTGACGTCATCAAGTTCGTCAAATACCTCTCGCTGGTCGGTATACATTACAAAGGATTTTTTTCCTTCCATGATTGAAAATAAAAAAGCCCAACAGGTGGAAGGCTGCCGGGCTTAGGTTAAAGTTAACCTTTGGAATTATTCTCGCTTCCACACAGGAATAATTCGATACACAAATATAAGTTTTTTTCTAGATTATCCAACTAGGTTTCTCTTTTTTAGCTGCTGGTAAACGCATGAATAGGTTACCCCTAATTCAAGTGCAATTACCTTAGTCGGTATTCTGTCTTGCCACTTTTCAAAGATTAATTCCTTTTCGTATTCGGTAAGGTTTCGCCTCCTCATCGTTTTTCGATTAAATCAAAATCACGAATAATTGAATACCGGGCAACCCGCTTGCCATTTATGTCTACCATCTCCGTAAGGATAGGCAAACCAGCCGTTCTAAGGTTATCAATCCTTGCGGCTAGACGAAAGCACCTAAACATAGTCAAAGCCTCTAAGGTGGTAAGGGAATAGCCGTTTAGCAGCCATCCCTTAATTAGTGCAGTTTGTGAGTCGGTCGATTTCATAGCTGGTCGATAAAGGTCATGCAAGCGTCAAACTGCTCAGTGAACTGTTCCTTAGTGATCTCAACAATATCCTTGTTTTGAATGTGAATATAAAGGTGCTCTACCATCCTAACTTGAATCTCTGGGTAGATGGTTAACGCTTCCATCTCCTGCTTACTTAAATCGTGAAAATAGACCAATACATAGGTCTTGTCGCTTACGATCCTGTAGTACTGGGAATGGTTGATTCGAAAGTACTCAGGCACTTCCGTAGTGCCTTCAATGATCTTGGTTGTTTTTAAGGTTAGATTTTTCATTTGGTTTTTGGTTAATTATTGAAAATATTTAATACTTCTGCTTCACTCATTTGAATCTCAGAAGAAAATTCTGGCAGGTAAAAGAACTGCTGATCTCTAAAAAATAGAGTTCCTTCGCCTCTAAATTTAGGATGCTTCACAAAAAATCTGTGACCTACTTTTTTTAATGATTCTAGCTTTTCCATTTGATTTTTAGATTAGTTTTAACCCCAGCATGTAGCCAAGGGCAAAGAAGGGTGACAAGGCAATGATGAAATAAAGAATTTTTCCTGTAATCTGAAGTGCTTTTTTCATAATGGTTTGGTTTATTTGTCTGATGAAATTTGATTAATCTGATAAATTACTAGTTCATCGTAGGAATCGAAGATCATTTCTTCATCTGTTTCGAAATCGTAAACGATGTATTCAACATCTTGACCAAATGCAGAAGCGATTGTGGTCCCGTTTTCTAAAGCAAGATAAACGTATCCTGAATTTGGGTTGAATCCCTCCTCCATTATTTCTTCACCTGCAAAATTATTTGCATAGGCCATCCAAACGAGTGATTTTCCTTTGGCTTCGAGGTAAGCGACTGATGTGTATTCCATGGGTTTTTTGGTTTAAATGTTACGAAATATAATAAATAAATTAGATTTCACAAAAGTTTTTAATTAATTTCTTTCTTTTTGCTTCCGTGACTATTTTGTTTACATCCCTGTGCGGTAACTCCTGATCCTCCGCAATCTCTTTGTTCGTGTATCCGAAAGAAGCCAGCGTGATAATCTTAGCGATCTTTTCCTTTGGCAGGCATTCAAGTAGATCCTCTCCTGTCTGCTTTCTTGGATACCGCTCGTGAATCTTTAGCTGGACATAAAGAATATAACCGACTAGATCCTGATCTATCTTTAGCAGCTCACTTATTTTCTTTCTAGTAAACCCTTCAATGTAAAGGTCTCTTACCACTGGAGCTATTTCTTCATGCTTGCAAGTTGCCATATCCGCTCAAAGGTTTCGTTAAATGGTAGCTTTTCAGTTTGGCAGGTAGACCGTATCCCTTTGGGAGCAAGATCACCGGGCCGCTTTATAAATTTTCCGAGATACAAGTAGTTCATTTTGTTATTTCTTTAAGTTGATTCCAAATTAACTCAGCGGTTTCCCCCCAGTACATTTCGCACTTTCCATCTTTGATAGGTGCTTCCATGAAATAGGATTGATACTCGCTTGGCTTGGCCGTGTATCGGTAGCATTTTTCTTTGTGGGGACAATTTGTCCCCACGCACATCGTTATATCTGGACTCATTTTATTTGAAGGTTAAAGTTCTCAATGATCCTAGCACCCATTACATTCTCACCTCTTTTGATGGCTTCCTTGATGGCTACCTTGTCAGCGGTCACCACGTTCTTGACATTCTGAAAAGCATTAGGCAGGGCCTCAACTACATCCACCTCCACGGCTTCAGATCTGCGCAAGGATAACTTAAATAGGCTTGACTCTATCTTGTCTATACCGCTTACCAGCATCGCATCCCTGAGGGCTTCTTTTAGCCTGTTTATGGATCTGTCTTTCGTATCCTTCATGGCCTTCAATCTCTTGATTTCGGTATCGATTGCATCAGCATCGCTTTGGATGTTGGCAATTACCTTGGCATAGTTCCCAGCCTTGGTTTGAAGCTGGTCTTGGTTAATGAGTAATGCTGCTTCCAGCTCGGGAGTAAGCTCATCTGTTTCAAGTAGGAAGGCCAACTCTTGGGCCTCCCTTGTGATTTCGTATAGGTTCATAGTAGTCCTTCGATTATTTCTTTTTGGTCATCGGTTAATGTGTATTTTTTTAGTGCATCTTTTGCTGATAATTTTTGAATATGTGTTCCATTCAAATACTGAACTATACTAGCAAACTGTGCTTCCGTAGGTGGTACCTTGCTAGGTGCTGGTG